CACACACCGGAAGACGGTAAGAGCGAGGAGTTAACCCCGACCTATCGCGTTACGAGAACGCGACCCACCGTGGACCATAGCCTAAGACACCGTCTCTCGGGATAAGGTAGCGATCCTTTTCAGGCGCTGCCACCCCTATACGATCAGTGTCGGGAAATGATACACGAAGAATGGACGCCATCTGGACGTCATAGCCGAAGCCCCACCAACCCACCTTACGGTGTCTGACGGGGCTCCAGGTACGAACGTAGCGGATGGAGTCCTCGAGCTTAGTGGACCAGCGAGATTCGTCATCGTGGATGACGGTATCGCCTAGCTCAACCGGACCCCGATGCCTTGCGGCGATCGGGATCTGGTCAACCACCTTGAACCATGTCCTTCGTATAGAAGGAAAGCGTCTTGAAGACGCTCGGCGTAAGCCGTTGGCCAAGGAGATCCACTCATGCGGCTCTCGAGGCAATTTCTCGATGAAGTGGGGCCTCACGGCCACACCACACCAATAGTCGCCACCGCATGACTCCCTGAAAGGCCCTTCGAGAAAGGTCTTTCGCTCATTCGGCGTAAAGCCAAAGAACTTAAGGAGATTTATCACCGCTTCACTGTGAGCCTGGTCAACGATTATGTCGTCGCCAAACACAAGCAACGTACGGCCTTGACGGGCCGACGGTACTAAGCCACTTGCAGTCATGCAAATGGCCGTGAAGAGAGCTGTCTCCAGCTCAAAGGTGAAACCATTACCCATAGACGAGAATTTCTCTAAACGCACCCACCGGTTGTTAATCCGGGTCATGGGTGATCGTAAAGAGTTCAGGGCCGAAGCCCAACGTCTTGGGAACACACAGTTAACCACACTGTGCGCAATGGTATCGCTCGCTGATGACAGGTCAATCGTACAAGCGTCGGACGTCTGAGACGCCCTGCATGCAACCAGCATGTGGACACGCTTGCCGTCCTTGAGGTCAATACCTCTAGCCCTAAGACGCTCTGCCATAACGAGGCCTAAACCCCGCTGGTAGTAAGCGTTCAGGGAAGGCTCCTTCGCGCACGGTCTGTGCGTGGTGGAGTCCTTCGGGACGGTAAAGTACACGTTGCCGCGTACAAACGACGGACTATGTCCGAGATTGGCTTGCGCCTTTGCCCATAAGGTCCCTGTCCAAGGGACCAAGTGGAAGAGGGCATCTCGGGTTAGGGTGGGAACCGACGACATTTTATCTGGGACAGTAGTGTACCCAGACCTGTCGGAGACTGTCGCACCCGGACCGAAGGCACCTTCCCAGGTGCTCGGTGGAGCCTCACCAATAAGCCATTCAAGATTTTTTCGCACCGACGCCAAAACGGCGCCGACACGCTCAAGGTAAGGGTCCCCTATAAGGGGACCCCTGTCCAAGAGCTCGTCGAATCGTCTATTGGTGACAAAGCATTGCCGCTCTGCCTGCCACCACTTATCCAAAGTGATAGCATCGAGGTCGAGAGTCGTTGGGAGATCAGCACACTTGCGGAGAAGATCCGTAGCCATGCTAGCCGCCCAATAACTCTCGGAGTCCAGGTAGTCCACAGGGGTCGCCTTTAACGAGGCGATTTGATCCCACTGCTCGTAGCGACACAGTATTGCAACTGTTAAACTACGCGGACAGTCAAGGTCTGCCATAAGGGCTTCGACCACACGAAGCGCATCATGCGTCATCATGTCGAACAACTCCTTCCCGCCCCTGAGGGGCTAGTATGGGAGGGTCACAGTGCTCTCGTCAGGTACGGCAGGCTTATAGCCAGTACGAACCCGAGGAAGAACGCCAGAAACTCCCGGTTCACGTTAAGTGGCCGAGAAACCAGACTTGATGCAATCCTTCACGAGGGTTGCGACAAGCAGGTTGGCGTACTGCGACACGAACTCGTTGATATCCGCCTGGCTCATCCCCTTGGGGAAGCGCCAGTTGGTATCAGCCGAGGCCTTGTCCACGACAGAAGTGATGCTGGTCGTCGTGTTGGTGGCGATTTGAGGGTAAACGAAAGTGCTGCGAACAGCACGCTTCGAACCCTTATCCGCGTCCTTCGCAGCGAGCCGGAGTTCCGGCTGATGCGCGGGAGCGGTGCCGACAGTCTGGGCTTTCCAGACGGCCGGCTGATCGCCAGAAGCCGGGCTCACGCCCGTGTACACGATGTCCGTGGTACCGTCATTCTTTTTGACGGTGATATTTGCCAAAGCAGGCATAGGTTTCTCCTTAGGAGGGTAAATTACCGCGAATTGCGGAGTGTCTGAACGAGAAGTGCAACGGAAACGGCAGCACGAGTCTGCGCTGTATCCAGGCGATTGCTGAACACATACCGTTGCGCCCTTTTCAACTGGACCGCTGGGCCAGTCAAACCAACCGTTCGTTTGAAGTTTCTGGTGGTTGAGACCATCTCCCACCCCCCATAAAGGGGGTCGGAGGTCTTGTTCCAGAGGTATGATCTACCTCCTATCTCGGATTTTCGTGAGGTCCATCCGTTTGTGACGGTAAGACCGTGGAAGTCTGACATGGAACTGAGATACGTCCCAAAAGTGCCAAACCAGTCCACGACGAATGAGAAAGGAACAAGTTCCCAAGCTACAGCAAGAGGGTTAGTCAAGCCGAGCCGGGCGGCAAGGTACAGGTTAGGGTTTGAAACCTTCACTGTACACCCCATGGCGACGCGGCATGTGCCGGAGAATGACGCGCCTTGAGTCCAGGACCACGAGCCCCCACTATCAGTACGGAAAACCCACTGATAGTCCGTCTTAGCCGAAGCTCTGACAGTAACGGGGGCAAAGTCCTTCTCGAGGATATCCTGAACATCTCCGAAGGTCCCTATGAGAGGGGACCATCCGAAGTGCCACTCGAGAAAAAGGTCGGCAAAGCTTTTTGAGCCTGCCTTACTCTTGTCCCAAGCATTTGGATACATCTCGCGGTACCTATGGCGTTGAGCCGCTGATAGTCCGAGTTGATCGGCAGCGGTTCGGAAATCGAGCTTTCTCAAGGCTCGAGCCATCTGGCGGATCTGGTTGACCCGATTGAAAACCATAGCGTACGTTTTAGCACGCTCGGCCGCATCAACTGCGAGCTGCGCTGCAGAGTTAACCTCATCGAGCAGCTTTTCATAGCAGCGAGTAAAGGGGTAATACTCACCGCTCCACGTGGGTACCGGGGCGTGAAGGGCACTACTGCCCGACACATCCCAAGTCGCGACGTTGCCTGAGGCATCTGTCGTGACGACTCCCCACTTCTTCGCTGAGACGCAGTGCTTATGAGTCAAATCATAAGCCAAAGGTTGGACATAGGGTGGTGATTGCCTATACCCAGTCTTTGTCCGGTAGAAATTACCGGGCGCCGACCCCCCTGCTTTTAGGGTGTCGGTGAAAGGACCTGTTACGGCCATCTCATCTCCTCGAGCGCCTAGGCGCTAGAGGTTAGCCAGCGGACTAAAGCGAAGTTAAGTGGAAGGTTCGGGTTGTAATCCCCGAACCAAGCCAAGAGAATGTCCCCCTGCTGGTTAGGCTCACATAACAAGTGTGCTCACCAGATCGCCGGTCAGGTCGATCGGATGAAGGGAAGACATATCTCGACTAGGTAACCAACCTAGCCAAAAGAGGCCCCAAGGGCCTCTTTCCTGGAAGGTTCGGG